CCAAGTACACAATTTCTACTAGGGCAACCTTCGCGATGTTACGTCACATCACGAATTGTAAATCACCTGATAGGCTGCAGCTCGCCATGCGTTGGCTGGGCGGCCCCTCGGGTGTGTGTAGCGGACCTTTGGACCAGGGATCTTTCTGGCATAGTGTCTGTATGGATGAGTGCGTTACTGAGACATCCGTTGATTGGCAATTTGTTGAGGAGGTTACCGCGCTGGTGATCTTTCAAGTAGGCGTCGTGGTATTGTTCCACTACTACTTGAAGTATCGCAAGGCGCGCCTCGCCAACACAAGTCCGATAGGAAACGGCTTGTTTAGCATGTATGTGCAATGGTTGATGACGTGGGTTAAACAGCCCACGTTGAACACCTGCACGCTTAGGTCGTTGTTCACTAACAAGGTTCCTGTACCAAGGAACGCTTCCGCCGTGAATCACACCCATGCTGAGTCAGCCCGAGTACGTAACAACGGATCAAGTTTCATTAGCGCGCTGCAAGGGATTTCCGGAATGAGAGCGTATTTTCTCCAATCCTCGGCGGCAGATGCGCGCCATGGACGTGCAGGGTGTAGGAGCTACCACTGGGCCAAGGACTTGACGGTCGAGGCCAAAGAGTATGCTCCACTCCCCACGGATATTTTGGCGCTGGTTGATATGGATATGTACATCGACATGGATGACCTGCTTACTACGCAGTTTCAGCCAGTCGTTGTCTCTACCTTTCAGCCAAGTCGTGTCGCCAAGAGTGATGGAGACTATGCGTATTGCTTCAATGAGAGAAACGAAGTCGTTTACCAGGTTTCGGGCGGTGCTGAATACCAACACACCGTTTGGAACTATGGGGTCGACGTCACAATGGCTGTCAAGCGCCGTTGGGGGTTTCTCTATGAGCACTGCGTGTATAACGTGGATAGGCGTAAGCTTGGACCTGATCACCAGATCATCATGCTCACTCCCATCCGCCGCTTCATCAGCCCGTTCTTTCCCCTTACGCGTTGGCTACAGAGCGCCAAGATTGAGCGTTTGGAAGTCGTCGAGGACATAGAGGGTAAACTATTTACCCGCATGGCCGTGATGACACCTGCCGGTAAGTTCATTTCCACTGGCAAACCGAACACCTACTTGAGCGCTTGGACGTCTGTTCTTGATGATGATACCATCGCAAGCATGGCAAGAAGCAGTTCCCACAAGATCACTTCTGCCGGCGTGAAGATGGCCATCGAGGACGTCGACCAAGCCACAGCCACCATACTCACTGAATACCATTCAAATAAGACCACTAAGAAACAAATGACTGTGTTCCCAGTTGAAGACTCTGTGTTTCGATTCCAGTTTTACCCCAAGGATTATGATCCTGAGGCTAAACCGTCACTCAAACCGTACATGTCACCACTTGTGCATGGAGCCTATGCTCCGGACAAGTGCTACAATAATGACCTGGCTGCTATCAACGGCCGGATCAAGAAGGTAGCACCTGACCCGAACATGGAGCCCACGCCCCGCATGGTCATGTATATGGAAGAGTTCGCGGCACACCTCATTCCCGTTCGGGAAATTGGGCACCCTGTGACCTTCGAGGAGGTTGCAGATAAGCAGGATCGACCAACGCAGAGAAAGATATTGGAGGAGGCTGGCTTGATAGCTGCCTCTACGGTGGACGAACCCATTAAGTCTTTCCAGAAATCGGAGGCTTACGGGAAACCCACTGACCCACGCATCATTTCTACCATTCCAGGGGTGAATAAGAACAACTACTCTAGATACATCTACTCGTTCACCAAAGTACTCAGAGCCACCAAGTGGTATGCATTCGCCCTGACTCCTCTCGCGATTGCATCTCGCGTTGCTGAAGTGTGTCTGAATGCGATGAGAATCATTAACACTGATCTCTCTCGCTTCGACGGACGTGTTTCTAACATCTTACGTATGTTGGAACACATCTGCATGATGCGCTACTTCAACCGACAATACCACAAGGAAATCTTGGAGTTGCTGACCTCGCAAAAGAATCAGCGGGCCAGAACTACCTTTGGAGTAAAGTATGACACAGCCACAACTCGAGCTTCGGGCAGTCCGGAGACCGCCGATTTCAACTCATTGGACAATGCATTCATGGCATATGTTGCGAAGAGGGAATCGGGGTTTTCCCCTGTTGAGGCTTGGGAAGGGCTTGGCATATATGGAGGTGACGACGGCGTTACTCCAGACGTCGACCCAGATATTTATACTAGAGTATGCCAGTCAGTTGGACAAGTGCTGGAGGTAGACGAGGTCAAGAGAGGAGACCGTGGAGTCACCTTCCTAGCACGTTACTATAGTCCGCAAGTCTGGTACGGTTCACTTGACTCTATGTGTGATCTGGCACGGCAATTGAGCAAGTTGCACACTACCGTGTCACTACCGGAGAGTGTCACTCCATTGATGAAACTTGGTGAGAAACTCGCGTCTTACGCAACATCAGACCTCAACACTCCTGTGTTTGAGGATCTGATCACTGTGTTCTACGCTGTGGCTCCTGAGTTTTACCCTAAGGAGTTGGGACAAGGACTCATGCGTGGGATTGGCTCTTACTATGCCATGTTCCCAAGTTGCGAGCAATACCCCAACAGCAATGAAGGCCATTGGATGGAACATGAAGTAGAACGCATGTTTCCCAAGTTGGATCTCACGCAGTTTCGGGAATGGCTCAAGACCCTGCATGACACTAAATCCCAAGAGCTTTTGCTCAGACCACCTCTGATAGTTCCTGTGGAAGATGAACATAAGGTCAAGGAGGCTATCGTGGTTAATGGCGCTGTTGTCGCGCCCAAGCCAGAGAAGAAAATCTTCTCCGCAGAAGATCTGGCTGCCATGAAGTCTCGGCCCTGCAAAGAGTAG